TGGTTAGCTGCTGATTCCTGCGCCGTCACGTTTGCCGCCCCATCCGTCCAGTTGTTTCCAATCTGGAAACCGCTGCCGACGGCAGGCGCGGGCAATGTGATTTCTGGCGGCGTCAGACTTGATGTCAAATTCTGCCATTAGCTGGTACGACCATCCGCGCAGAATGCCATAGCGGATTTTCACATCAATGATGCCGTCCAGTTTTGCAATGCCGTAGGAGGCGACTATCTCCATAGCCACCTCCTGAATTTGGTTATACTTTTGCTTGGTTATTCCTGCCATTACATCACGCGCTCAACATACAAGACGCTACCGGTAACCTGTTGTTTGGCCTCTTCTTCGCTGTCTGCAACAATCAATTCACAAAATGTTTCCAGTTCTTCGTTCATCCAGTACACATTGTATCGTTTCATTTTTCGTTTCCTTTGTCCAATGGACATTACATTAGTTAATCAAGATAAGACCATTGTATAACATGTTGGTTTTTTTGTCAAGTAATTGGTTCACGAGTTTTGAAGCTGATTTGGAAATAGCATATCTTGAAATTCAACGAGGTTTACGGCGGGGACAACGGGGGCAGAGCGGCCGCCGTCTTTCGTGGCGTAGCCTGATGACAACGCCAAGTCTATCACGCCGTCGGCGCGAGGGTGGCCGATGTTGTATACGGCCGCGCCATCGCGGTTAAATTCAACAACGGACATGCTCACTGCGTTTAGCCAACTAGACACGGCCGTTGCTTCCTCACGGCTCATAGGCGCGAAGTTTGCGCGGGTTGCGCCGTTCTGGGTCTGGAGCCAGACAGGACTGCCGTTTCGTTGGGGTTGCGTGGTTGGCGCGGGTGGAACGGTAACGCGGCCACGAACCGGCTTGTAATCTGAACGATGAGCAATGGCTCTTCCACTTTCATCTTCCAACAAGTCAGGTCGTGTTTGCCATCTCCATATAGCGATTGTCGTAACTTTTCCGATAAGTAAAAGCGCCATCGCCAAGCCAACTAGAATCATAATGCTGACATAAAGCCAGAAATTGTCGGCCGATTCCTGCCGGTTTTGATTCCTGAGTATGGCAACGGCCGTCGCTTCACTGTCTACAATCTGTCGGTCTGTAATTATCGCCACGGCGGTCTGAGTTGAATAAACGGCCACAATGCTGAGCGCACTTAGAACTGTAGCAGTAGCTTCAGTTTCGGCCTGTTGTGTGGCTTGGATGCTGGCAGCGGTTGCGGTGGCCTGTTGTGACACGGCCGTCGCCTGTATGCTATTGGCGGCGGCAGTCGCCTGTATGCTGTTGGCGGCGGCAGTCAGTGTAGCAACAGCGGCAACATTGGCGCTGGCCGGGTTGGCAGGCGGCGGCGTGTAAGTGTCGCCACAGGCGGCGAGAAGTAGAAGAGCCAGCAAGCTAAGCCGTTTCACATTTCACCATTTCTATCAGTTTGCCGCCGATGTACTCTGTATAGGCTGGCGGTATCGCCTGGCTCATTTCCGGAACTATCATCCAGTCAATGCCTGACGCTGCCTGCCATGCCGCCTTGTTGCCGCCTTTTTCTTTAGATGCCCCCTTTCCAAACATTGTACAGAATCCATTCTCGTTAATCTTGCTCCAATGGTTGCACGTCTGCGGAGGCAACCACAAGCCCGCGTTATTTTCAAAATACCGATGCCGTCGAACGCGTAAATCGAACATTGTTCCACATAGAAGAAGCGGAGCGCCGACAAATGGCGCTCCGGGGACGTTTTCAATAACGTAAGTTTTGCCGGTTTCAATTAGCAATTCTCGCACAGGTGCAACCAGGTCAACCGCCGTTTTAGTATCGCTCGCCAGCCCCGCCACCACACTGTATTTCTGGCAAGGCGGGCTTGCCGCAATCACGGAAATATCAGCCAGGTCAATAATACGGCCGTCTGAGAATTCCAAACCTTCACCGGCTATAAGTTTCCGCAATGCGTCGAGTGCATCCATTTGCATGAATCCGAATGGGTAGTTTTCCTGTGAGTGCATGTCCACGCCGACCACATCAAAACCGGCGCGTGAGTAGCCGACGGAACAGCCGCCAGCGCCGCAGAATAAGTCAAGCAGTATCATTTCTGGTTCCAACCTCTCAATTTGAGCGCCTGAACTAACTGGTCGAAAATTGAGCCGTCGTCAATTTGCGGCCGTGTGCATTCCAGCACTATCCAGCCAAGCACCGCCGCGCTGTTCATCTTTCTCCGATCTTCAATAAATCCAGCCGGCCGCAAGTGACGACCAGCGCCGCCGGATCTGTCGCCGATGCCATGCGTTTCGACTGCCACCTTCACCTCGATGCCAGCCAGAACAGGCCATGCAAAGTCCAGCCTCCACTTTCGACCGCTAAATCTGTACTCCCTCTGCATCTGCGGAATTAGATCAGCGTGCCGAATAAACAATTCAGCCGCAAACGTCGCCTCTAAATCGGACTGCGTGAATAGTGCAGCGGTTGGTTCGTGCCGGGTTGCTGTAGCAGACACGTCTGGCACGGCCTCGCTGCCCCGCAGCATCGCCTGAAATTCTTTAAGCGTTATTGACATGAATCAAAATGGTAGCTCGACGGCTACAACCTCATTTTTCATAATTCTAGCACAGTCATCGGCTATCACTTTGGTGCGGTCGTTGTGGTTGCAACTACGCACAATTTCCAAAAGAATCTCAAGCTCTTTTGGTGACGCGCCGGGGGGAATTGCGGCAGCTATCTGCTGCCGCAGTTCGGCTACTTCTAGCTTGATACCCAAAACACTAACCTGTAAATTTAGCGCTGCCACGTCGTGTTCAATTCGTTTACTCATTGTTTCGTCTCCATTTTGTTTTAGGATTCGTTGACCACTTCAGGCCACATTCTTGACATGAGTACCAACGGCCGTGTACGGCCGTAAATATGCGCACACCACAGTCAAGGCAGTCTTGACCAATCCAGCTTACGCCCGCTTCAGTTGGATGTCTAAATCGCAACGTCGTCACGGTATCATATTCGTATTGTGTCGTGATTCGCGTTCCGTAAACACGCGCCGTTTTAGCCGTGATAAACTTGTGACCGCGCCGGGATAGCTCTGAGTGTAATTCGGCGGCATCGCAACCAATCGCTTTTGCGAATGCGCCGACTTGGTATTTTGACGACGCGGGGAAAATCAGATGGTTGCTACCGACGTAGTAATCTAGCTGCTTTTTGGTCTGCGGGGAAACTTGCGTTGTGTAGGTGTCGAGCCAGCGGGTAATGTCGCTCATTGTTCTTTTCCGCCAGTACCCAGACAGACATGACAGTCTTGCCATTCGCTGCCAACCAGCATATTGCCATAACCACCACACTTACGACAAGGTTTTGTTTTGCTGAACTTACGGCCGTTTTTAACGTGGTGTTTTTTACTCATTTTGATAGCCATTCGCACACCGCCTCATGAATAATATCAGCAGACGACAGTGAAGTATCGGTACACTTTGCCAGTAGCATGTTTTTCGTTTCTTGATATATACGCACATGAGTTGTTTTGGTATTTTCTGGTTGTAATCCGAGCAAAACTCTGTCTACCGCTTCGTCAACCTTCACCATAAAATCATCAACAGAAGTTGCATAAACGCCTGCCATACCCATTGCCAGCAGCCGCCGCGCCGCTACTTCCGCGCTCACGTATGTCTTGTGCCATCTCCACTCACCAACGCCACTGCCATCGGGAGATGGTTGCTGTTTCCGCTTTGTGTTTACTTTTGCATTCTGGAATGTAAACAACTCAACCGTTCCGTTGGGGGAGTAACTAAGTCCATATTGAATCAATTTACCTTTTTCGCTTTCTAGTTCAAAGGGGACTATCTTTTGTTTAGTCATGAGTAAATGTTACCATGTTACCGCAGTTGTGTCAACCCGTCTCAGGTTGCGCCCAAGCGTTTTTGCTACCGGGGGGAGTGTGTGCCATATGGTTTGGGGCTACACGTCTCCCACAGCCACCCGTAACCGTTACAGCCGAAATGTGCCACACTCGCACACTCAATATCTGGCAAAGTCCAAAATTGACTGCTGAAACGGCTCATCTAGCCACTCTCGCGCCTTTGCCGCTTCACGCTCCAACAGTTCCACACCGATGTATTTACGGCCGTTTGTCTGTGCCACGCGGCAAGTAGTGCCAACGCCAGCGAATGGGTCAAGCACGGTATCGCCGGGTTGCGTATGCTGAAGGATGAAACGCTCAGGCACTGCGACCGGGAAACTTTGGCCTTCAGCGCGTGGCATTCCTGTGCGTGAAGTACCAGACGTGGAAACGAGTAAATAATTCGGTTGACGTGCGCCGCCGGGGTGGGGCACGGCCGTATCGCCGTTTGCGAGGCGGTTTGTCCATAGGTTGCCATCTGCCGTAAATGATTTCGGCTTGTACGGTTTTCGTACCGGCTCGAATTGATAATCGGCCGTAACGGCCGCCTTGCTCATCACAAAAACCGGCTCCCAGGCCGGGGTGTCGTGCCGCGAATTAACGCCGACGCTGCCATTCGGCGCGGGGTTGGCTTTCAGGAATGGATAAATGTCAATCATGTTAAAGCCGGTTTCTTCCAGCATCGGTACAAGCTGCGTAAAGAGCCGCGTGTCGTACCAGCCGCCGCCGGTGCGCTTGAATGCCACGTTCAGAGCTAACACGCCGTTAGCAGTCAGGTTGGCATACATGAGCCGGGATACGGCCGTAAACCAATTTAGCCATTCCGAGACGCCGCGGCTGTCATTCTTTTGGCCGGGGTACGGCGGGGAGGTCATGATGAGGTCAACGCTGCCGGGTATGATGTTTTCGCCAATGTCCAGGTAATCGCCAGTAGTGATAGTGTTTGTTTTCATGTCAGTTCCTCATAGAAGCCGTTTCTGTCCCGCGGCTTCCATATACATACTTTCTGGTATCTTTTCAGTATGTGTGCAAATCGGGAAATTCTCGCAACCTAGAAATTGGCTGTCTGATTTCCTGTTTGTGCGTACGACCAGCTTTGTGCCAGAACCACATGCCGGGCAATATTTTTCTATTTTTACACGTTGGTCAATTTTCATATCAGTTCCTCTCTCGCCCCACATTGCAGTAGCCAATCAGTAAACGGCCGTGTCAATTGGTCGAGGCTGTATATGCCAAACTTACCTACTTCTTTTGCATCAACATATCCGAGCCGCATACGCACCGACTTTACAACTGACTGCCAGCTATCTGTTGTCCGCATCTGGTTCCAGTAGCAAGTGACGCACACGGCCGCGAATGGTTCACGTACCGGCCGCTGGTATCGTGTAAGAGTGTTAAATTCAACTTCGTTCTTTTCAAGGTGACAGCGTTCACATGTTTTCATTATGCCAGTTCTCCAGGTTTTATCGGCTTTTCCTCAAGCCAAGATTCAAGTTCGTAATTATTACCAGACTTCGGCCGTGCCTTTTCCCACTTTTTCAAGGCGGCGTAATAAGCTGCCCACTTTTGTTTATCGCTCATATCTCATCCCTCCTTTTTTATCTGTACATCTGGCTTACAGTTACATCGTTTTGACTTGTAAATGCCACACCATTCGTCATGCAGAATATATACATCAGTAACGCCAGCGCCGGATGGCAACACACCAGATTTTATCAACTTACCGATCACCTTCTCATAGTTGTGTTTTCGCTTTCTTTTTAAGCTCATCGCAGTCCTCCTTAAGTATGATTATTCCAATCTAAAACGGCTTCTTTTTCATTTCTAAAATACCAACGTTCCGTAACAAGAAATCTGCCTGTTTGACACGGCGGCGGGCACTCTACGAAAAAGCTAGTCCTAAACTTTCCCTTGTATCTTATCGTTTCAGATTTCACACTTGGTTTTCTATTGCAATTCGGGCAATTATTCATTTCGTTTCCTTTTTAACAATATATCGGTTACAGGGTTACAATTATACACGCACATTCTACCCTACATACGCGATCTTACTATTTTTTACTAGCGCGTAAGATATGACGGTATAATTGTAACCCTGTAACTTTCCGAATAAAATGTTGGTGTTTCTCACGTTATGTTTACCAAAATGACATTATGTTTACTAAAGTGTCTTTATGTAATGTTGTGGCATTATGTCTACTAGGAGCAAAAGAACGGATGTCTTACGCATTATGTATACCGTCATAGTACCCCCACTTTTGCGGTTTCACTAAAAAACGTCCAGTTCAATTCGGTTAGAGATGGACAAATCGCCAGCGGCATCGCCTAAGAATTTTATGTTTGTATAGTACCTTGTGGACTTCCCACTTACCTTGCGGACGGCACTTTTACACCCCAGTCTTTCGAGTGCCTGGGTGAATGACATACGGCCGTACGGCTTGTGATAACCCTCACCGATTGCCCATTCTATGTAGGCAGAATAGAGCGCCTTACCATCGCTTGTTTTGTCTATTCCGAGTGTGCAACATTGGTCTATGAAAATCAAAACAGAGGACACCTCAAGGCGCATTTTGTGCGTGTTTTCGGTGACATTTGCGGGTGTGTTTAGACCATCAGAAAACCATTCAACAGCGCCGCTTACAGCCCATGCCAAGATGGCCTCTTTTGCCCCGTCTGTATCCAGCTTTGCCTTAAGCGTTTTGTCCTCCTTTCCCAGGTTTGACTTGCCGAATTTCAGCACTCTAACCCTTGCCCAAACTGCTGAATCCATCGGGTCAGCATTAAGAGGATAATTAGACGATAGCATAATCTTCCACTGCGGAATAAACGAGAATCCATCTTTACCTTTGTAGGCTGCAAATATCGGATCACCGCCCGTCACCTGCTTAAACACTGAGGCGTTTATCCGCTCATGGCGCTTTGATTCGCTGGCAGATAGGAAGCGTTTTTGTGATAGTATTGCCAGGTCGAAATTCTGCGTATCCCCATCCCGCCTAACTGTGAACGTCCTAAAATTGATACCCATCCCGTATAGTCCAAGAACCCCTAGCAGCGCGTTCGTAAATGTACCTTTACCGGTTCTTGTCTCACCGTATAAGTAGAACATCAATTCTTCTCTTGTGAGTCCTGTAAGGCAGTATCCCGACAATATCCGCAGGTAATTGAGCGTGTCATCATCCATCCCGATGGTAGCCAGGAACGTATCCCACGTCTCGTTTTTTGCACCTTTTTCGTAATCAACATTAAGGCGATACGTAAACATTAGTAAAGCAGAATGTGCCGCAAGTTTACCGGTTTCAAGGTTCACAACGCCATTTTTGCAGTTAATAAGTTTGGGATTATTGTCAAAGTCTAGGATGCTGCACTCACAATCTTCAAACGATTTAATCATGGCACGAACGCCGATCACCGTACCGTTGTTTGCCTTGCACATGCGCCGCATAGATGATCGCGCCTTTTCGTTTTCAATTGACGGGTCTTTTATTATTTGTTGCTCACGCTCCCTAAGAACGTTTTTAATCGCTCTCGTTACCGATGCTTCAGCCCCCTTCGTTTGCCAGTATCCATTACGGTAAACAAGCCAACCGCGCTCCCCGGTGTGCCTGTACATATCCGGGTATTTAATCAGGACACAGGCGGCATGGCCGTCATGGTCAAGTGGTTGTTCATCGTAGTCTTTATTCATTGTTTCGCTCATGCTGCCTCTCCTTCTATCACATTATCCCAACCGTTTAGTAAAATTTCCGTCGGCGCGTTAGCATTGTCAGCAAACAGGAGGAATTCAAACTGATAACCAGTATCTTGATAATCATTGTCAATGAGAATAATATCAAGATGATCTGCTGTCATTAAGCATATATATCTAAGTGTTTGTGTAAACTTTGGGAATGACATCCTAACCGAATGCCCGGTAAAAGTTGAGAAACAAGCGCTATTCCTTAGCCATAGCCAGCGTGAAACCGTACCGAAGTCAGTAAAGGCAACAAGTGATTTGTTGATTTCACTGGCTAAGTCTAAAACGTATGCTTTTAATTCTATATCATTCATTGTGTCTCCGACTCAATTTTGTAGTGGCTCAAGATAAAAAAGAGGGAGAGAGGCAACCAGTGAGCCGGGTCTGGCTGTCCGAGGGCGATCAAGTCCCCGTAAGCCTCAATTGTTATTATACCACATCCGCGCCGCGTCAGTATAGGCCGCGTCAATGGCTGCGATAGGGGTTGTCTATAGTAGCGTCATCTGCCCGGCCGCTTTCGCTGCCCGGGCTTTCCCCGCCGCCCGGTTGCGCTGCCTCATCTTAGAGTCGTGCCGGTTGTGGCACTGCTGGCAAAGCGCTGCCAAATTGTCATCAGCGCAATTGGCCGGGTCCGGATCGTGTATATGAGCGATAGTCAGCACGATAACGATGTAACGGCCGTGCTTGCCTGATTTGCCAGCAAGCTGGTTATTTTTGATCGCTGCCCTCGTCGCCTTGCGGTAAGAGGGAAACACTCTGTCTAGCGCGTGAAGTTCGCCGCCTGAGTCGCGGTAGCCGACGGAGTAGTTCATCACACCGCACCACTCACAGGCCGCGCCTATGCGCAAATCCGCTGCGCTACCCCCGGCGCGTTTCAGGACGCGATCACGGATTTGCGGCCAGTCGACCGGGTAACGGCTCATGTCAATTGGCACTATCGTTATCCTCCTTATTCATAGCCTCCGCCGTCATGCGTTCACCTCATCAACAAATGACGGTAGCCAAACCTGTCCGCCGTAAACGATGGCGACGAAGTTTCCGCCGTCGCTCATGTCAGCTACAAATAACAGTGTATGTCGATGTTCATCTAATGCGTACGCAATAGCGTCTGCTTCACTATCAAAATCAATGTCACCTTCCGGCAACGCCGTTACGCTCTGAAATAGTTCATACATGTTTTTTCTCCTTTATGCGTTCACCATCAACTTTTGCGCCAACCTGTGAAACCGGCCGGTTTCATCATAATGGCCGACTGCGTAACTTTCAAGATTACACACATTACACACATCATAGATTTTATTCATACCGTTTCGTCCTCATGCCGATATTCCATATACCCATCATGGCCTGTGTAATCGTCATCATACTCATGCCATGACGGTTTGCCGTCGGTGTGGTCATATGGCCTCCTCAGCCATGATTGTTTTCCATCTGCGTTAGTCTGGCCGTGTATGATAATGCCGTTGCCAAACCGTTCAATGTGAAGGTGGCCGAGCTTCCAGGTTGGATGTGTGACGGCCGTAATGCCACGTCTGAGCGCTTCAGGAATCGTCATTCATAGCCTCCGCCATCTTCAAATATTGCTGCCACTCTCGCGGCCACGTTTTTTTGATTTTGGTTTTATCCTCCAAGTCTGCGACATTAACAGCATCCCCGATTGCCTGCATGAATGAGCCACCATAAATACGCATCGCTCGGCATACTGCTGCCGCCTCATCGTTGAATTCTTGTACTGTCATTAGAACGGTATCTCCTCTTCCTCTACGGCTGGATACCGTAGAGTGAAATATTGTTTTTTTGCTCTGTATACGATAATACCAAATGGCAATATCCATACACGCCCGCGACCGCTGCATTTTACGCACGGTTCCCACACCTCTTCCTCGTAGCCGGTGTGAGACATCCCCATACCTGCCCAGGTGAATCCACCCTGGCAATCTGTACACTTAAATATCATGCGTTCACCATCCACTTTTTGCTCATCGTTTCCTCTATCAATGCCTGGACGCGCCGCTGAATCTTCAACAGCCGCGCCTCGTCTGCTTCATACCATTCTGACAATGCCACCGGGATTAGCTCGCCGCTGGCTACCATGAATTCCATAAGCACTGCCGGGCGTGGCTGGCGTTTGCCATGCCAGTACCGGTTCATATCGGACGGATCAATATCCATCAGGCGGCACATTTGCGCCTGAGTCAAACCAGATGTTTCCAACATATAGGTAAACCGTTCTTGTTTTATCATATGTAGAGTGTACAATAGGCAATTGAAACTGTCAACAGCAAACGCTCGACAATTTTTACAACATGTTGTATACTCTGTTTATTGAAATTGACTAGCACAAAAGGAAACGACAAATGGACAATAAACACGAAACCGAATGCGAATTTGAAAAAATACAGCCTGGACATTTATTTTGGCATTTTGACAATGAGTTTGTCAAGACAGAACGGCATTGGCGTTCACGATACGGCTACGTAAACGCACACTCTGTGACACTAGTTGCATACGCTGGAGACACAGGCCATCGATATTTACACGCCGACCAGATTGTAAGAAAGATATAATAAACACGACAGAATAGAGCCAGCCGGGGGCATTGTACCCGGCAAAGGAAACGAAATGGGAAAGAAACGAAAACCGTTATTTTCAGAAAGAGGATACACGGCGGAGTGGCTGGCGTGGGCAAATGCCGTAAATTGCAATTATCACGACGGCAACATGCCGATGGCTAAGGCAGAACGTATGGCCGGGGCAGAGCCACAGAAGTATCTACCATTCAAAATAACCGGTACTGATGTGGAATTGGCCGATGTTGACGCAACATATGAAGATTTTCTGGCGCAAGCGCGGGGGTGGTGATGAAAAATAACAAATGTGACGGATGCTGCCAGAGACGGCCGTTAACTTATTGTGAGTATGAAGACCGGCAGCTCTGCGAGGAGTGCCGGTCAATCTGGAAAGGTGAAACGAAAAATGAGTAACGAATTGACGACAACGGAAAATACAGACATTATCACATTTGACGACAGCAAGGTGCAACTAATTAAGCGCACGGTTGCCATCGGAGCAACGGATGATGAGCTAGAATTATTCTTGCATCAGTGTCAAAAAACCGGCCTTGACCCGCTGGCAAAGCAAATCTATTTCCAAAAATACAGCACGAAAGCGGGTCCGAAAATGTCCATCATTACCGGCATTGATGGCTATCGTCTGGTAGCAGACCGGACGGGCAAGTATGCAGGAAATGACGAGGCGGTATTTGACGGTAAAATATCACAGACACGCTATCAGACTACATTCGATGCACCGGCGAAAGCCAGCGTCACGGTGTGGAAACTGGTATCAGGTCAGCGCGTCGCCTTTTCCAACTCTGCATACTGGAACGAATATTATCCAGGTGACAAGAAGGGCAGTATGTGGCAAAAGTTTCCTCATGTAATGCTGGCAAAGTGTGCCGAGTCTGGCGCATTACGCAAAGCGTTTCCTGCCGACTTGTCGGGCGTTTATACGCAGGAGGAAATGAGCCAAGCCGATGTGCCTATTGACATTGTAACCGGCGAGATTGCCGAACCTGAACCAACCCCGACCACCAAGCCAGCCGAGACGACATTTGAGGAATTGACACCACATCCGAAAAGCGCGGTGGCAATGGTAGAAAAAGAACTTGATAAAATGGTAAAGGAGGTTCTTGATGAAAACATTTCCGGCGCATATGGTCATGATTACGAGCCTGAGAAACCATCGTACACAAATGAAGAACTTAGGCAACAGGTTGCAGAGAGCGACCCGGTGAAGGCCGGTTTCGTAGCTGACAGGCTTGTGTTGACCGGCCTGTACAACGTCCGCCAACATGCAATAAGCGCCATGAAACTATGGCCGGAGCTTGGCGAAAAGGCGCTGCTGTACAAAACGGTACTAAAGACGGAAACGGCCGTTTCCATATTTGATTGGTGTGTGGAACGCAAGGAAACTTAAACGCTTGTGTTAATGATGTAAAACAAAATGCGCCCGGCTATTTCATGTCACTGAAATAGCCGGGCGCGAGGGGAAGCCAACGTCTAAATATTATAGCACACTGTAAGCTTTCCGGTTAACGGCTCACGACCAAGCGGAATTTCCCCCACTTCACCATCATTCCAGGCCACATATGCCACGCCGGGCGCAAACTTGTACGTTTCAATAACCGCGCCGTTTTGTGACTTTCTCCATTCTACCACCATAACATCCTCATACACGATGTCCTTATCCCACTTTGATACCCAGCGCGGCAATACTTCTACGACGGTAAGATAATCAACCGTTGACGAATCGTCAACTACTTGGCAGTTTGTCCGGTTAAATCGGGTGACGGTTGGGGTGCTTGTGTACTGCTGACCAATCGTTACCACCTCAGGCAGCCATGCCGTCCAGTGAAGATTGTACGCATCGCGCCCACCGTTGCCAGCGTCGGACGTATCAATAAACTTTTGTACCTGCCCATCCTGGACGCGCCAGTGTTCATAATCCACATACTGTTTACCATCAAACCACTGTCCCTCACCCTTCCACAAAACACAAGAGCCGTCAGCCTGTCGCCTTAGCTGCTGTGCTTGTGTACGGCCGTCCGTGAACCTGAATACCACCTGCTGGCCGATGTCTCCCACTGGCTCAAAGTATTTTCGTATGTTCAAAGTAGCACCTCCGGGAGGTCTATTTGGCGGCTTATCCGCCGGTGGCCTGGCTTTGAAATAAGCTGCCTTCCATCTCGCGCCGCTATCTTCTATCTCTTCCAAGTCGCCCCTGTTGCGCCGCTGCGGCTCATAGACAAACATCTCTGATTTCTCATTACCATGCGTCACAAGCGTGATTGCGTCATCGTGACTGTAACCGAATGTGTTACGAAGTTGGTGCAATTCGCCCGCAACTGTTGCCAATTCTACAATAGTTGTATCTTGTGGTAGAAGATTATAAACCCTCCGGATGTTGATTGTGCCGGGGCAGTCGCTTCCGGGCGGGGGGTCGGTCGGCGGCGGTGTGGTATCGCCGGGCAACGTTCCCAAAAACGTCGTGGCGGGCTGTTGCCCTGGGTCAAAGTCATCTTCGTAACTGCCATCGTGAAACGGCCGTATCCAGGTTTGCACCTGGTTAGAGATAGGCGCACCTTGATAGTTTTGCAGACACCACGCCGCTACCATTTTTACTTGTGGAAAGCGTACAATAATCTCATTGTATTTGTCAGTCCACTTTTTAACCCAATCCCAATCGTGCGCCCAGTCGTGAGAGCCGCCCCACTCAGTGACGAAAATGTTAAAGTCACGCGGTATCCCGGCCTCATCAGCCAGTGCGATAAACCGCTCAAAACGGCCGTAATGGTAGGGATAGATTTCATCCCATCTATCATTCCATTCAAATGAATACTCATGCACCGACAGCGCCGCCATGCCGGGATTGTCAGCACAATATTTTACATACCCTTCCATGTGGCGATAATCTTCTTCTGGCGGCTCTCCGGTGTTAAATGATGGCAAGCACAGCCGGTATCCCTGCGGGTTCAGTATCTTACACATCTCAATTGAGAATTCAGACAGCCATAAGACCGGGTTCATTCCTTGCCATTGCACATCCCCCGGTGCAAGTTTTGCGCGGGGTTCGTTGATAGGCTCTAACCACGTTCTGTTATCGAATTCTGGCGGCAAGGCGACCATTAGCATGTTGGAAAAGGTGACGGCCGCATTGGGAGGCGATAGCGTATAGTCCGGTACTTCAACAGGAATCTTAGCCGGGGCACTCATGCGGTAGCCAACAAACGGAACGCCTTTTTCTAATGCTTCTAGGCATTTTCCGTAGTCGTCAATGCTTTTAATGCTGCTACGGTTGCCAGCGTCAGCCGCCATCCATTCCCCGATGCCGCCGTGGTTGCCACCTAACCCCGTGTGAAAACCGATGCTGTTCTTTGTCATAAATCCTCCTTTTTGCGGTTGATTGCTAAGAGTATAATTGTACCACATTGGCGGGGTGTGGTATAATACCTACGCTTGATTGAGCCAAGCGAAAAATCACAAAACGTTTGCGAAAAATCACAGACTGGCTCAATCAGTCTGTGATTTTTTGTTTTTAAGGAGATGACAAATGTCAGCAGAAAACAGACAAAACATTGTGTCGTTTAGTACGGGAATTTCATCTGCAATTACAGTTGAACGGGTTTTGGAGAGGTACGGTCTTGAAAACACAACCATAGTGTTTATGGACACCACCATTGAGGATAGTGATAATTACCGTTTTATGGCTGATTGCCAAAAGCGTTGGCCGCCAATCGTGGTGCTTAGCGATGGCCGGGATCCGTACCAGGTGTCTAAGGATGTGCAAATTATCCCAAACCAAAAAATAGCACCATGCACACGTGTATTAAAGATCGCCATTTTCAAAGACTGGCTTTCTAATTTCGACGTGCCATTGACAATACATATCGGATTCGATTATTCCGAGGTGCATAGATGCAAGGCCACAAAAAACGCATACGAAAAGAAGGGATACTCCGTTGATTTTCCGCTGCTATGGCGGCCGTATGAAACCAGGCCATACACGCAAGTTTGCCGTGAGGATTGGAGCATAGAGCCGCCACGAATGTACAAACTCGGCTACAGTCACGCAAACTGCGGCGGCATTTGCGTGAAGCAAGGCCGCCACGACTGGACTCGAACATTACTGAACTTCCCGGAGCGTTTCGCCGCTATCGAGCAGTGGGAATCTGAGATGAGAAAGCACCCCGTCCGGCAAAATTATGCGCTATTGCGCGATCAACGAGGTGGCAAGGTGACGGCGCTTACTCTAAAACAGGTAAGAGAAGAACATGAATCTAATGCTAAAATAAACCCAAGTTTGTTTGAGCATGAGTCGCCGTGCATTTCGTGTGGCGTTGGATATGTTGATTAGTTGCGTTCCGTTTAGCTGGTTTACCATTTCATACTCATGTTAAAATGATAATTAAAACGATTATATACTATTCCACAAACTGCCAATCAAGTAATTCTAGCGCGTAATGCGGCGCTTCTCTTAGAAGCAGGTCAATCGGTAGAAACCACAGCGATATAAACCCGTCCGCCGGGCTGTATACTTCGCCGTAGCGTGGCACAATTGCGCCGCCGTTGTCTCTGCATTCCCACATCTCCCCTTCGTCAACCAGCAGCACCTTACGGCCGTACCAGCCGGGAACGCAGGCGGCTGCCCATCCCCAAGCATCAGCCACTAAAGTTCCGTCGCCTAACGTCTCGCACGTGTCCTGGTAGCAGTTAATGCCGCCTAGCTCCGGGTTGTAATTGTACGGCCGTATTGGCAGCGCGTCAGCATCCACCACACAGGTAACGGTATCAGGATGCGGATTAAGAAAACACTCGCCGATTTCAGCCGCGCCAAGCTGACAATAAAATCCGATTATGCCGAAGACCATTAAGCAGACTGTCATAGATGTATTTTATCTGTTCAGGTAGATTTTACCAACGGCCGTCAGTTCCCCGCTGTCCTCATCAAACAGTGACGACTCAGGATACGGCCATTTGTCAATACCCGGTTGCTCGCGCGGGATTATCGGCGCAAAGTAGGCCACACGCTCGACTCTCTCATGCTGGTACACATCCATATATTGCCTCATCTTTGCCACGTCGTCAGTGCCGAATTCTGTTATCCAAATGTCCACGCCATCCCAACCGGCCGCGTCCCAAATCGCAATAGCCTCATCAAGTCTGGCCTGTGGCTGTGCATCATTCCCATTTAGCGAATACGAATGAATGCCAACGCCCGCCAGATTGTCGCCATCATAAATGCTGACGAATTCAGATAACCAGCCGCCGCCGTTCTGAGTCACGTTTGGCCCAACCCATTTTACGTTAGGAAATTGAATCTCTAGCTCTTCCATAAATACGGCCGCGTCGCCTGGCGTGGTTGGGCATTGGTTCCAGTCAGGTTCGTTCAAGACAATCACATACCCTTTGTAATCGTGACCGTAGCTTGATGCCAAATCTTCAACGTCATCATTCGGCCAGGTTTTGTGTTTGAATGGTTCGCATTGTACTGTGGGGACAAATCCAATGCCGTAGTCTTGCACCGGTTTTCTCGCCGTCCAGTTGTACCACCAACCATCGCAAGGATACGCGGTCACGTTGCCATTGTAGTTGCCCCAGGCATACGCATATCCGCGCTGCGGGGAGTCAATGCAAGGCGCGGTGATAGTTGGTAGATATGTGGTGTATATCGGCATGGGGGCGAAAAAGAAGAACGCAATCAGAAACGGCAAGTATCTCACGGCCGCATGGTTTCGCGGCACAATTCAACCGTGATACCCGGCGGGCAACCTAGCCAAATAGGCACATAAACCAGCCAGGCGTTTTGTGCTGTTGGCGTGTACGTCGCTGTGGGTGATTGCGTAGCCGTGCCTGTGGCCGTAGCCGTCGGGTCTGGCGTTAGCGTAGGCTCTGCGGTTGCCGTCGCTGTCGGCGCAAATGTACCTGTCGCTGTTGGCGTTTTCTGCGGCGGCGTCGGGTCTGGCGTTGGGTCTGGCGTTGGGTCAGGCACGGCCGTATCACAGCCAACGCACAAACCAGCCGCCGCCGGGCGACTCGCCAGCAAGACGACGGCCGTAATTAGAGATAGGAGCAAGACGATGGGGGCTCTTTTCATTTATCACCACCTTTATTTATGTCTGAAACTCCCTGTGCAAAAATAAGAGAGATAAATAAACCGACAATCTTTAGTATGTCAACCTCCAAATCTGCCAAAAATGGAAGCAACCGGACTAATGTCATCAAGATAATGCCAACAATGACGGTCTGGAATTTCTTATCATATAGTAAATCAGGTACTCTTTTCATATCAGCCTCCTATAGGCCAAATCTGTCTTGTAGATATGCTATCACGTTTGCCCGGTCGGGCGCGTCAAGGATGGAGTCATAATAAAGGTGTTCACCAATCAAGCCGTTGTATGGCAGAAGGCCATCAGGCCGGGCAAATAACGATGTAAAATCAACATTTGTGCTTGCCCCAGTCGCCGTGCTGGTTCCCTCGCCCACCACCTCAATTGTAAAATCAGTCGTATTTATCCAGTCAATAACCACAATGACAGTTTTAATAATGCTTCCTACAGGACTCACCGTGGCCGAATTCCCTAGCCTTGCTCGCCAGCTAGTACCCTCTCCGATGATAAACTCTATGGTTGACTGCTTTGCGAATACCGCCTTACTAGCGCCTGTTTCTACCAGAGTGCGGATCACCGTGTACGACTGGCCGGGGGTCTGTTCAGCCGGGTAGTTTGGCGCTACCAAATAACCGTTGTTATCGTTCTGCAAAACCGTCACGCCGTTCACAGATGGCTGGCTAAAGTCGGCCGTATTGTTCACGGTCGTGTAATCGTAGATGCTGCCGCCCGTGCCGGTGTTTAGCCAGGTATTGTCGCCTTGCAGCCCGGCCTCTTCCAGGTGGACAAGCGGGGGTAATATTGCCGCGCCTTTACCGCTTGAGACGATGCCGTGAATCTGTGGACTAAGCAAGGTTACCTCCTAAATACTGCACGTTCGCTGCTTCGTGGTAAAGCGTCGCTCTGGCAAAATCCACACCGGTCATGGTCGTTAATCCACCCTCGCCGTTCATCGTGGTCGCCGCCGTAAAGGTGACGGTATTAGTATTCGTGAGATTGTTGAGCGCCACCTGCCAACCGTCCGGTAATCCGTCCGGGGAATTCATCGTCAGTGTAGCATCAAAATGAAATACTTTGCCATTGTCGGCCGGAGTCCAGTCGCGGCCAACGCTTATCGTTTCGATAATGGCAGACTTTGAAAACGGCACTTCTCCTGTTTGCAATGTGCCGTCTGAATATTTCACTCTGAATACCAATAGGCCGCTCACCTCGTCAATCCAGAATGAGATAGAGCCATCCTTCATATCTGCATCTGTTACGGCGGTATTTGGTGCGCTCATAAACGGTCGCAATCCGTATGTTATGAAAGCATCTGGTTGAGTAAAACTAACCGCCGTTGTAGAGTATCCGACGGCAAACGAACGGGCGGCCGTTGCGGACAGTTGCATATTTCGACCGCCAGCTACGATTGAATAATCACCACTCGCCTGATTTAAGAACCCGCCGCCAACAACGGAACTATTACCACTCGCCTCATTAAAAATCCCGCCAGCAATAACCGAATTGTCATCGATTGCCGTGTTATTGTTGCCGCCAGCAACAATAGAGGAGTCACCGCTTGCCGTATTAACTGACCCGCCGCCCACTGTAGACTTTGAACCGCTTGCTATGTTACCGTTGCCGCCGCCCACTGTAGACTCCACCCCGCTTGCTATGTTACCGCCGCCGCCAGCAACGGTAGACTCAACATTGCTTGCTGTGTTACCGCCGCCGCCAGCAACGGTAGACTCAACATTGCTTGCTGTGTTAAGGTTGCCGCCAGCAACGGTAGAATTCAAACCGCTTGCCGTGTTACCGTTGCCGCCGCCCACGACGGCATTGCCTCCAGACGCTACGGTAGAATCATTCGACCTGGCCCGTTGCAGATCAACAGCATTGTCACCGCGCGGATCGCCACCGATGCCGCCGTCAGCACGCACAATCGCAGTGCCTTGAGATTGCACCGGAACAAAAACACCTGTAGGCGGCGTTGGTTGTATGGCGCTTTGAATCCAGTCCGCTATCGTTGTGTCGCCAGTAATCGTATTGGCATACGTGCCACCTTTTGGCAGCGTCAATTCGTAGTTGGTCGGGGTTTCGTCGTCAAATGGAAGTGTGAAAGCAACGTCACCATTTTCATCAGTGTAAAATGTGGCTGAAAAGTTCGGAGCAAGGGTCGTCTCTTCGCCGGGAATCGGGTTGACCGTTGTGCGTGTAATGTTGATCGGCGCATTGTGCCAACCAGTTGTGAAGTCTCTAATGTTGCCAGTAATTGCGGCCGTTTGTAATGCCATATCATCCTCGCTGTATTAGTTCGCTGCCAATTATACCACGCTGGTTTAGCAGCGCGTCCAGGCGCGTGTCCGCTGAGTCAACCGTCACCCGCATCTGCTCAGACACATTATCATAGTCGAGCGACGTTATGAAGAACGTGGTTAGCCTGTCTAAAACCCTGACGCTTGACGGATACAGATTGTTAATTTTAATAATGCCACCACCTGCGACCGCCATTTCCCACAGCGGCCATTTAGAGCCGTCCGGCTTGCGGACGTGGTGGGATGAAATGGTAAACGGCCGTACCGAAAGTGGGTCATTGTCAAGCAGAGAGTTGGCGTACTGCGTCGCCTGCGTTAGCGTCATGCCGCTTTCTATTTTTATCACTTCAACCGGCCAGGGGTCGGTATCTGTTGCAAACGCTTCTACTAAAAGTGAAGGGTCTGAGATGCGAATTGAGTAAGCATCACCGGCGATAAATGAATTGCGAAGCCCGGCCGTCAATGCGCCAACCGTTAGGATTCTACCCTGCGGATCAACGTCAATCACGCGGCCGCGTGAACCGTCCAGGTCGCCGGGATTGTTGCCAATGTTCGTGATAAGGTCGCCGTCACTCACGCCGTCATCTATAAAGTTTGCGGTTTGATCGCGTAGCTCAAATGGATTTTGCTGCGTGTTTGTAGCTGCGCCGTTGATAGTTCCGTAATAAACCCGTGCATGAGTCACACGCTCTTTGATGTCTCGACTCACAAGCGTATCAGATCGCGCCATGTCGGTAATGTCTATCTCCCAATCGGGCGCGGCAGTCTTGTCAATCTTGCTGTAAACCGCTCGCCAAAGGCCTGCCTCTATTCTCGGCTGAAATGGATTCGGTCTAAACAGGAACGTGTAAACGTCGTTATTTGAATCAGACATTCTTAGAAGTTCACCCATCGCTACCGCCGGTAGTACGCCTAGAAGCGGCGGTTGCCAGCTATCAAGCGGAGTCGTGTTGTTAGCTATTTCAGTGGTAATGCCATCATCCATTCTAAAAGACGGCGAGGCTAGAATCTGCAAAATCGCATCGGTGATTGTGTCCGTTCCAGACTCATCAAATGTTACATTTATAAACTCTGTGGATGTGCGTATAAATGTACCCTCAGCCACATATCTAACCCGCCCCGCCCCGGCCGGTTCAACGCTGGTAATCCAACCGACAATATTTCCGTAGCTCCAAGACGAATACATGATAAGGCGCTGCCCGGCGTGTTGATTGTATCTTTGATAAGCGTCCGTCTTACTGAAACTACGTACCGTCGCCTCCATACGAATAAGGCCACCACCACCGAGCGGGTTGTCTTCACCACCGATACGCCAGCGGAAGCCGAGCGATTCCGGGTGGTGAAAAGCCAGGTCGTGTATCGGAGTGCCGTTAGGCAGGTCGCCAGTCCATCGACCGCAAAGTAGTTTTGTCACTGTGTCCCCAAAAGTTGGCGCGTTCGTGGCGTGGCTGTGAGAGTGACAAGGAAATTGTCATCCAGCGGCCAATCTATCAGTATCCCAGCGCCGTCGTTGTGCGTGGCGAAAATAGTACGCTGCATCTTGTCGCCATGCTGCGCCGTCACAAGGAAATTTTGCGTGGGTATATTCCTACCAATATCAGATATATATGCCGCTCTATTACGGCCGTTTATAACCAGTGATTCCCCAATCGTTTGTACTCCGCTTTCAATGTCGTCTGTAACCATAAACATAGGCGATTCGTCGGTTTGAGCCGGTATACAAAATACAAAGTCAATGTCTGCATTAGTGCCGTTATTCACAACGTTAATGCCAAAATTCCCAGCGATTGTTGCCAGGTCGAAACCAGGCACAACTTGCCCGACCGGGTTTATCAGTCCCAGGTCAAGCGCTCCCCAACGGTTGGCAGACAACGCCGGTACTGGCTGGCTAATGATACTTAGTTGACCGGCAAACGGGGAGTCATACAATTCAAATGTTGTCAGGGTACTGTCTGCCCTCACGATGGCAAAGACGCGCCAGGGGATAAGCGTAAATCTTGTCGGCACGTCAAAATGGATATGTCCTGAAAAGTCAATGCGGGCATATGCGCCGCCCGACCGGGTAACGTCAACAATGTTATTCCAGCTACCGCCAGGAAACGGCCGTACCCCATCTTCGCCTTCAAATATGTATTGTTGGTCTGCTGCAAGCGCCTTGCCGTCACGCAACACGGCAGCAAAATAGCTTGCCGGTTCACCGTCAGCACTTAGCACCACGCCTTCTAAATCCCACTTTGCCAACGCCAGAGAGTCGCCGGGAATCCCCCAGGTGTCGACGTAGTTGATTCGCTCTGGGTTAGCTGCTGTGGGGTCATTTCGGTTTAAGATTGAAGCGGTAGACGCGAACGAATCAGGAACTGGCGGCGATACAAAGTTCGGCTCTACTTGCAAATACCACCCGTCCGTCCAAAAATCCCCAGAGCCATCATTTCCTTCATTGAAAACTGACAATTGCACATTCGCCGCCGCTCTGTTTGTGTAGTGGGATATGGAATAGCGATACCATACAGAGCCGTCATCACCGGTAACTGTTTGGTCATATCCAGACGGATTTGACGGGTCAAACGTTTTAGCGGTTACGGCCGTTCCCGCGCCATCCTGCAATTCTATTATTATCGGTGCAACCCCGCCGGGTGAAGTAAGCCAACAGAACAGCACAACATCATCGCTCGTTGTCGATGGGACGGCCGCAGACAGGAATCCTTGAGTATTTGTTGCAGTAAACGCCATGTGTTGTGATTTGCCACCGATTAACCAACGTTCTAAATCTATAATTGCCACTCCCAAACCAACCTCTATCAGTCCGTCCGCCAGGCCATCGCCGTTTGAATCTTCTAACATATGCGGGGATGATGGCAAATCATTACGTAGCACAATATCCGCGCCTTCACCATACGGCTCTAACCGTACCATGACGACCACCTGCCGCGTACGGCCGTTAATGTCTGCCATTGACGTATAGTAAGAAAGAGAATCATCCACAAATCCCCAGCGCACATCGTATGTGGTTGAATTCGTGGCGTTGGGAATGGATAGAGCCAATGTAATTTTTGGAACGTCTTTGAAAACCTTGTACCTTAGCGCCTGTTGGTCTGCCCCGTCTACCCATCGCTTTAGCTCGGCGATTTTGTTCAGCCGCGTATCTGCCGTGCCCTTTACGTCCATCGTGAGAAATAGCGTAGATGGCAAATCATAGCCAGATGTCGGTTCAGGCGTTCCCGCGTCAGGGCGATGGCGATTGACGACCGTTTCCTCTTGCTGAATGCGGTAGCCGTATGATGCCGAGAAATTCGGCTGCATCGCCTCATCAAATATCAGGTCAATATTCTTCGTGCCGTCCGATAGCTGTACAATGAGTGGCATTAGTTCAGGTTTCCTCCAAGCTGGTTGGCGATTTGCGCCGCCGTTTGCGCCGGTGAATCGGCATTAAAGAAGTTGTTGTTTATCGTTGCGCCGCCGCCGGGGTCAAAAGCATCCTGCGCCTCAAGTTCACCGGCCGTCTGAACATCGCCAACATTCGGATCAAAATCAAACTCGCCAAACTGCCCGCCGCCACCGAGAAAAGCGGCAATAGCATTAAAGCCGGTAACACTTAGGTCAATGCTTATTGACTTGCTTGCTGGCAACCCGGCGATGCCGTCAAACAGTGTTGACACAGACTCGGTTGCCATTTGCACCTGTGTTACAGTGCCTCCAAAAGCGTCGTTTATCTTTCGTATCTCGACTTCCTCAGAAGATAACATCTCGTTAAGGTTGGCGGTCACGGTGGCGAATAGTTCGGAGCGGTCGGTCATCTCCTCCACAACCGTCTTTTGTTCAAATGTCGCTATCGTTAGCTGCTTTAGTTCCTGAGTTAATGAGGTGGCGTTGAATGTGGTGTCGTCAAGTACACCTGTAAAATTCTCTTGGATAAATGCCGTTTCCTTTACAGTTTCCTCATAGCCGAGCATACTAAGACCGGCATCAATGATGGCCGTGTTATACGCCATAAAACCGCGTGGCACGATAAGGAAAGCATTCAGTGCTTCTGATGCGAACTTTAGAGCAACGGTTGATTTTGTTAATTCAGCCTCTCCGCTATTTGCATCAGCGACGGCGTTAACAAGGAAGTCAAGTTTCCCGGCTGTCGATTCCATTGAATCCCCAACGTCAGCCATTACCGATTTTAACGCCCCACCTTCCTCAATTAAAGTCCCCATCGTGCCGATCAGGATGCTCGCCGCCGGCATAAGTTCTTGACCTATCGCAATCTTTGTATCTAGTATTTGTGCCTCAAGCCCCTTTTGTGAATTTGCGAAAGAGTCAGATGTCCTGATAGCGTCGCCTTGTGCATCGGTAGTTCCCGCTATCGTTAGCTGCAAGATTGCCTGTGCTTTTATTTGCGCGGTCATCTCGCTTTTTGTTTCTATAAGTCCACTTGTGATCGCTTCCTGTTCAATGGCTGCCTGAGATGCGACCACGCCATATTTACGCAGCGTTTCGGTATTACCAACAAGTGCGCTTTGTAAATCTCTTACAACGTCAGCAGTGGGAACATTATTAAACGACGCCAAATCCTCCGCCAACTTTGTAACGTTGACAGACATTTTTGCCGCTTCTTCTCTGGCAAAACCAAGCGGCACAAAAGTATCTTGTAAGCCAGCCGCGAATCCTTGTAACTCTGTTGTGCTTCTGTTCGCCTCGTCTGCAAATGTTTTTAGGTCTGCTGTTGTTTGTCCTGCAAATTCACCAAACACGGTGTCAAATTTACTTTGCATTTCCTCAACATCACTGGCTGCTGACAAAGCGTCCAATCCAAATGATACTAAAGATGCACCCACCGCCGCGATAGCTCCTCCAGCGATTACTTTTTTAAGATCGAGAATTGACGATGATGTACCCTTAAGACCTTTGTTGACATTCTCTATCCCCTTCTCCCCCTTCACATCAACGTCAACGATGACTTTTATCTTACCCATCTCGCAACCCCGTAAACCAATTTAGTCCGGCCTCTTCCCGCATCGTCATTACGGCCGTGACGATCTGCCACGCGCCGGGATAAGCCTTGTCAAATGTTTCCTTGCCTGTGTACCTTTTGAATGCGCCGTACGCCTCAGACACGTTACCAACGATGGTTAGCTTATCAATGTGTCCGGCAGGCCAGTCTAGCCAGCCGCCGCCGTAGGGGTCGCCCCATCTCTTGATTCTGGAATGAAGTTTTAGCATCGGAGGCTGTGGACATGTGCCGTCATACCACCCGGCCACGTCCAGAATTAGTTTGGGTCAATGTCGTTATACTCCGCCGCCTTATCCATTATCCAACGGCCGAGGGCTTGCAGTGCCTTGATGTCGAGCGCGGCAATATCGGTAAGAAGTCCATCTATTGAAAACTTTCCCGAAACTCTCGCCGCCTCATCATCTGCATTTATGGTATACGCGATAGTGGGCGAGAGAAACCAGCCGCAAGAATAAGCAACCTCAACAGCAAGGCGGCGGATCAATACGTCGTGACTTGCCTCACCTGCCCGGTCAATTAGCGCCGTGTAATAATCCTCAAGCTGACGCTGTGTCAAATCATCGTTAAAGTCGAATTCTAACGCCACCAAAGTTGTCATACTTGATCCGCCCACGTCCCGTTGTCCATCATCACCGCGCCGGTCATCGGCATGAATCCATTAACAGACAAACCTGTTGTTATCTGCGAGACCTGGCCGCGTGTTGAGGCCAGCTCCAAATCGCCAGGCGAAACGCCTGTAGGTCTAAATGTGAGCGCACCGTCCAAGTCAATAAGACCGTTCAAATACACCGCATCATCATCCTTTACAACGGCCTGAAAATTGAGAGAGCTTGATTTTGTGCCAACAAGCTGCTCGTTATCAGGATTGTCTGCGCACTCGACTGTCGCTGTCGCTTTGCTTTGGTCAGTGTCAACATTCGTAAGACATGTGATCGGAACTGCGTTAATTATCAATTCCATGTTGTTACCCATAAATGAAGGCATAATGTTTTTCTCCTTAAAATGTATGTTCCTGCATTACTGGTACATCGAATGTCATTGCCCAGTATGGCTGCTGATTCCATTGTCGCCACTCCAAATCAGGAGAAGCGATTGACCAACCGTCACCGGTTGACTCTCCAATGGCTACGGCCGTTCCGGTCAATGTCCGGTCATTTGCTAACGCTTCAATAACGATGTGTTCCCAATCCGATTCTAGCAGCATAGAATTCGCCATGATTTTAGACGGGTCTTTTGTTTCACCGACTGACAGGAATATCATAATCCGTAGTAGCCAATAGTGCATATATGTACACACTTCCTCTTGCTGCCAAATGTCGGCGGCATTAGCGCGTAATCTGCCAATGGTGGCAAAGGTAACGGCGGGCTTCTTCGGCATTGTGTCGTACTCATCAGGATAGATGTATACGGCCGTAAGTGGAAGGCCAGGCGCGGCTGGCGTGAGTCCTTCGATAATAGTCTTGGCAATCAGCACCGCATCTTGTACCTGAGTCATGCCAGCTTCCCTCGCTTGAAATTGGCTATTTCATCTTGAAAAAAGAAGTCTACTTCCCGCTCGTTTTCACTGGCTAACTTTTCATCCGTTAGCCAACCGGATTTGGCATGAAATGGCTGTTGTCTCTTGCCCATCACGTACTGATTTCCCGGCAGGTTCGATTCTATGCCAGACTTTGCCCGGTCGGCCGCTAGTTTGATTTTCATCTCTTGCCAGCTATCTCGAAGCTTGTTTGTCCTAACGTAGCCGCTAGCGCCGTGCTGAATCTCGCCGCTGCCAACCTTTGCCCAATATGCCCGCTTCTGTCCAGGCGTGGCTAATGCGGTAAACGCGCCGGGGTCTTTGGTCGGGTAATCTCGCGCCTCTTCCATTAGCAATTGGTTGGCTCGTTTCAACGGCCGTTTTACCCACGTCCGCAGGTTTGCCAACGCTTCTAGCCCCGCGATCTTCTCGTCAAGATTGATTACTTTTACGGCCATTAGCCAGCCACTACAATACGCGCCTGCTTGCGGTACATTTTTGCCATCTCAAGAGGGCCCTTTCGTTGGCTTTCCTGGTAAGTGAAAGAGCCGTTAAGCACAGAGAAGGATGACGGATCGCCGGACATGCTTTCCGCTTGTTGGATTAGCAGGTTTGCCGCCGAGCCGTATGGGTCGTGAGACGTGCCGATAACCGTTACCGGTAGCATCGTGTCGGTGATTTGCCCAGCGGTGAATGTGATAATGCCTTCGTCATAATTAATAGACAAAGGCACTATCACATTGTAGTCATTGTCGAAGAACGTCAAAGATTGGTCGTCTAACCATTGCCGGTCAAACTCTGTGCGAAACTGATTGTACTCAACAAGTCCACCTGGTAGCCGAGTCTCCTCCACAATCATCTCGTCATAGCGCATGTTGACGGCCATCTCTGTTAACATGCCTGCTATTTCGTCAGGCTCGAATTCTGCTTGACTTAAGAGTCTAGTTACCTTTGAAAAGGCGGTTGACGAATCACTCATCTGATTTCCGCTTCCGTTTCTTTGCTACCTTAACCGGCTTTATGATGCCAGCCTTTACCAGGTAGTCGTCTTTTGGCGTGTCAATCTCTGTTCCTTTCACGATTGACATTCGTATACCACCGACAAAGCCGGAGAAGGATCGTATCACGATGTATTTCATACTAAATCGCCATTTCTATGTAACCGACAGCGTCCGCTTGCAACACTGCGTACACGGTACGCATGAAGTAATGGAACACGACTTCCCCGTTTTCGGCGCGGCTGTACGGGTCACGCAGGACGGTAAACGTCGGTGCATGTCTCACGGCCAGGAATGCCCAATTTCCGAGCAAAACCGTTTTGGCAGTCGTGGCGATGGCAGGGACAAAGTTGGAACGAGTGACGGGGTAATCTAGCAACATTCGGTTGCGTGTGCCTACCATACCGCCAGCCGTATCGTCAGCATAAAAACGATTTCCGTCAATTGACAGGATGTTCATATGTGTGCTGTTACGCATCACCCACGTCATCCCCTGGTCGTCAATGTACGGCGCTAAAGTGTCATTACCAGCCACCGCCTCAATTTCACCAGCAGCGAATCCGGTATTTGCGGCCGTTGTGCCATAAGATGTACCATTGGCTGCGACCTCCGCATTTAGCAGGCTGTTGTGAGTGTTCACCATTGCCCGCGCCGCGAATCCAGACAGGAATGAGAGTAACATTGAATCCTCATCATTGAGAATTTCGTATGTCACGGCAACCTTTGTCCGGTAGCTCAATAGCGTCATAGCCACCTGTGCGAACACCGGGTCATTATCAACAGCAGTGGCGCTTTCGGTTGCTGCGGGAGTCATCAAACCAGCGCCCGCCGCCTGCGTTGGTACGTTGACCGTCGTACCCTTTCCTGGAATATTGCGAACTCCCAAGCGTTGGTATAGGGGCCCGATTTCTTCCATCTGTTGGATGATTTCCCGATGATGACCAATCGGCACTGCTTCCTGTCCTTCGGTCGGGGTAGTGATATTTATCGCCTTCGTCTGCTTACCGTCAGCGTCAAAACCCCAAGCATATTTAGCCGGTGCTTTCACCTCATTTCCGAAAAGCTCTAACTGATAACGGCCGTTTCCGCCATTGCGTACCCAATTAGCATAATCGGCGTTGGCTTTAACAACAGGGTTTTCGTTGGCGGCCGTCTTTGTGGTCTTGATGTGCGTGGTTGTAATCTTGTTTACCGGCTTCGATATCTTCTCAATATCAAGACGCAATGCCTTGATTTCGTCCACGAACTTAGAATAATCAACAATATTGTCAACTGTTGACGCTTCCTCATCCTGGACTTCCTCTTCTTTTACTTCCTGTTCTTCGTTTGACATTGTTAATTCTCCTGAATCCAATATTGTGGCCTCTGAGTCTGCATCATCCGCAGCGTTCCCCGCTGCCTTAATGATCCCTTTTATCAGGTCGCCATCTTCATAAACAATCTTGATAGGCTCTACACCTAGCACGGCCGTTCGCGGCTCTGCTGGCGTGAGCGTTAATGATACTTCGGCAATCGGCCACGTTTTAATAACGCCACCGTCCTTTCTAACTAGATGCGATACGCTGCCAGATGACAGCCCCAATCGTTTCGTTGACATCATGCCGTCCACGATGCCCCAATAGTTGCCCGCCTTTTCTATAAGAAGCTTGACGTACAAGCCAACATCCTGAGGCGTTACCTCTATGACGTGTCCTACTTTCATCGGAACGCCAGTAAGCTTGAACGTCTTTCCGTTATGCTCGACAATCACCGGCTGCGTATGGTCTATCATGACCGGCTGATTATCTGCAAAGTTGTCGAGCATAAAATCGGTGTCTTTTGTGAACGTATCCCCCTCCAAATCGCGGCCGTCAAACACGACGGCAAAACCTCCTAGTGTGATAGTCTCATCATCTTGGTCTAGTATTTTGATTTCGTGCATAGGTTATTCGCAAATAAAAAGCGCACTGCCTGAAGGGGAGGCAGTGCGCTTGGGCAAGGGCAGTATTATATTATTAGCTAATCAGGATTATATAGATATGGCCGCCGCCTGTCAATCTGGCGACGTGGCCGAATAACCCGGCGCTTTATTGCACCGCTCTGTATTAGTTCATCCTCTAATTCTTTTAGTCTCTGAATGAGGCGGCGGCGTTCGTGAAGCTTGTCAGGTTTTATCATCTACCAATTGACCTCAGCACCATCGTTTCACCACAACGGCAGCGGGGATGGGCGGGCGGTGAATCTTGCACCGGCAAGCCCGCGTCGTAAGCGCCGCCAACTTGACGACGCTTGCCGTCCATTGGTAGGCAAATCGGGCATACCCGCTCGTCTCTTAATGTGTACCATTCCATCAGAGTAACTTCCGCCAACGTCGCCGCCGCTGCTACGCCAACGGCAAAACCGTCTGTCGTTTCTGTCTGGCTAATGTTCCCCGCCCGGTCACGGTTGAAGTACCTGTCTATTGATTCTCTAAATTGTTCCATCGTTAGCCCGGCCGTCACGGCGGCCGTTATCGCCGCCATTAGTCCCCGGCGCGTCGTGTCGTTTATCTGCTGTAAAGCTCGCTCGGCAATGATGGCGCTCTGTTCATCCGCCGCCGACATTGCGGCGGCGTTATCTACCGCAAGCGCCGCCGTGTCCAGTTGGTCACTACCAGCGCCAACGCCAATTGACGACGCTGCAATAATAAGAGCCAGCAGAGCCGCCGCCAATTCGTCATCACTGTCGGCCACGTTGGGCGGTTGTGTTTGTAATGAATCAAGCGTTGCGTCATCTGGTACAAGTAGCAAAAGCTGCGCCCGCAGCGCCGCCAGTATCTCACGCTCGCCGCGCTTCTCTAGTCGCTTTCGCTCCGGCAGCTTAAAAACCTCATCTTCATTTAGGGGGTGTCGACGCTTAGTAGCTACGAAAGTAATCCGGCGAGTCGCCGGTTGCCTCCGATTTGATATGTTCTAACGCATGAGACGTTAAGACGCTGCTAGTAAACGGCCTTGCCTTCGCCCCGTTCTTTTTGTAATACCGCCGCGCCTTTGCCGTCTCATCATTCACCACTGCCATTTCAAATGAGCGCACGGCCGTTTCATGATCTGATTGTTCCGGTATCATCGTCTCTGGCATTGGTTCAAGCTCTAACGTTTCCCGTGCCTCGTCAACCGTCATTATCGGCTGGCCGCCCGTCAACATTTGCAAGGATTGCGCGGTCGCCAAGTTCTGGGTTTGCATCAGCTCATGCTTTTTGATGTTGTGGGTCAAGTGTGGATTACCTACCGAGTTCCAGTCGGTATCATTATTGATGATGTGTTCAATTAGCTTCAGGCGCGCCCCCATTCTTATTACCATTTCTATTTGTCTAAACTCAAGTTCTGCCCGGTTAACGTCTCTGTTTATCAACGCTGGCGACACCTGATGCGATGCAAGGATAGCGTTGATTTGCATATCGGAAAGCTCGCCCATCTGCAAATCGTCAGGCGAAAATGATATTGTTTCTATTTTTACGTCGCCTGACAAGCCTATTGTTTTGTTGCCAGACAACGGCCGTCTAAACTGGAAGATTTCACGAAAACGATTTGCCGCTGCTTCGACGCTGGTTTGCGGTGTCTCTGGCGGCACTATCACGGCCACAACCGGCAGCGCGTTAGTGTCATAGAATGAATCCATTGTCTCCGCAATGCCAATCACTATTTGGCTAGATAGCGACGCGGCCACTTGTGCCGATGACATCGGGTACGCCTCTCTCACGCCGTCCTGCCGAATGATAAGCAAGTCGTGATCCGGTATCATTGCCCCGGCATCCTTGATAATCTCGCTGGTTGAATAATTGTACAGGTGGAATCCACCGGGAAAGGCGGTATCTGATTGCGGTATCATAAAGTCCGGGTTTAGCCAGCGATGATTGATAACCCGGCCGTTTTCCAACCGTTCTTTGTGGAAGAAAGCCCATCCGAAAAGTTGCAGCGCCGTGTCAATGCGCGGCAAGTCCATGAGGCTAATGCCGGCAACTATCTCATCCCCTACCCCATCCCATTCAGTGTGTATTTGGCTCATGTAATCTTGCCGGGTGACGATGGCGGCGCGTACCCATGCAGCCCTAGCGAATTGCTCCCACACCGACTCTGAAATGACCCCGCCGATGTTGTGAAAATCAATACCGCTGCCAAAAAATGAGGCGTGGTCAATCGTTTTTAGATGATGCTCGCCTTGAAATAAATGTATACCTGGTTTCAGCCCTTCGTTTTCATAATCTACCATAACACTTTTACCTCGTTGTTAGCCTGAACTGCATCCCAAGCAATCGCCAGAGACATAACGCAGTCATCATGTAATCCTGCCGGTGCGGCGTATTTCCAATGCGTCGCCATCTGTTTTCCCTCAAATGCCAACAGTTCATTTACCAATATCCTGTCATTTAGTATTGTGATATTGCCATGCTCAAATGCTGTTTGTAACTTCTGAATGATGGCCGTCTTGGTTGCGCTTGTCGTGGTAAATGGTAGCACAGTCATGCCGCGCTGCCTCATGTGGTCAATCACCGGACGGCCGATGCTGTTTGATTCTACCACAATCGCCGTCATGTTGAATTTGTTATACACGGCATTGATCCGGTCTTCAAGCACAGGGTATTCTACCCGGTTGAATCTGTCCATATATACCATCTCTTTTGATTCCACATCTAGCACTGACACGACGGTAAAGTCCACCATTGTCGCTACGTCCACGCCACCGATATATTGCCGGTTGCCATCTGCCTTATTGAGCGGTACGGCCGTCGCACATTCCCGGACGTTGCGAAAAACGCCGCCCGCATCATCTAAAAACATCGCTTCATATTCCTGTTGGAAGATGCGCTCAGGCAGCGTCTTATACGCCGCCTCGATTTCAGAATCTAGGATGTACGGATTATCTGAGGTTGGTAGCTGCCAACGTTCATACTCCCCGCCATCGGCCGCCTGTTGGAATAGCTGCCAAAACCATCCGCGCCCCGCCGGGGTGCTTATGAACATTGCCTTGCCGACGCGGTCTGAAAGTGACGGCCGTAACGCCTCATGCCATGCACTGGACTGCATAAAAGCACATTCGTCTAGCACCACAAAGTCTAGCGACTCGCCGCGTAGGGAGTCAGGATGATCCGCACTGCGGATGCTGATTTCGCCGCCGTTGGGGAGCATGATGCGCCGCTCTGCTTTGTTGATTTTCGTTCCCGGTATTTGGATACATAGCGACTTGATGATACGCCAACCGACATTCGACATCTTGTAAGTCGGGGCTACCCACCACGCCCGGCCGCCGTTTACGGCCGTTGCCAAGCAAAGAACAGCGCCGAGGCGGGTCTTGCCCCAGCGCCGCCCGCAGGCCAAAACCTTGAACCGTGCCGTTGATTTTCTTACGCGATTTTGGCTGGCGTGAAGTGTTGGGGCTTTAATCGTTATCGCCGTCATCGTCTGCCCACGACATTATTATTTTGCCGGTGTGTTTTGTAATGTTTGTTTCCCGCCAACCCATGCGCGTTTTTGCTATGAAGATTGCGGCCGTAATATTCTTGTCAAGGACGGCGGCTTCGTAAAGAACATCCTTCACTGCGTCGTTTCGTTGGTTGCGAGCGGTATCCAATGCTTTTTTTAATGTGTCACTTTTGACCACACGGTTTGATATTGTCGTGCGCCTAACTCCCAAACTTTCTGCTACTTTCGTAACGTTCCCCCTATACTGGTAAATCGCGGCCTCTATCGTTTTTACTTTCAACATAATGCGGTAATTGTAGCACAAAGCAGAAACCCCCGACGAATCGGGGGTTTCTAAAGGGAAACAAAAAATCTAAGAGGTTGCGCCGTGCAAACTCATTGCCACGCATCGCTTCTCGTGTCGCCGTGCGTTCGCCATAGAGTTTGTCAGGTATGCAAGTTGGGGTCGTGGTCGGTCACGCTGCCATGCCGTGCCGGTCGCTATCCTTGCATTCATGCGGTTAGTCAGTTCCAGCCTCACCGCGTCTCTTACGGCCGTCTTTCGCTGCTGGTTTAGTATTCGCATCATTGCGCCTGTGGCAATAGTAGAATGTTCCCCCGCATCCGCAAGCGCATCGCTGTACGCAGTCATCGCACCCACACTGTTTGTCATGTTCATTTCGCTTCACATCTCCTCAAGAATTATCTTGAAAATCAATAATCAATATCAAGGACGTATCCAAATTCGACAACCACCGCCTCGACTAGCGGCGATTCTCTGAGCGCCGCAATGATCTCACGATAATTGATTGCCAACTCGTTAATCTTTTGATGTATGGCGCTGCCTACCATGAGCGGAAGAATATCGGCTTCGTCGGCTTCGTTCGGGAAAATGCACACCCACTCCCCGCCGGGCGCTGCGCCGTTGCTAATGGCGATAATCATGCCGGTCTTGGATAGCGACGGCGGCGTAATTTCGCTCAACTCGTCGGCCAAATCGTCGTTGATAATGTCGTCTATAGCGGTGAATTCCCGGTCGGTAGGTTTCAATGTTATCCTCAGATATGCACCGAAGTAATGGCGCGTTTCATTTGCCATTACATGTTCTCCAGAATATAAGTGCAAGCTGCCAGAATACCGAGCAGAAGGAATATCCATATCGCCGGTTCAATCCAGGCGGTCATAGCGTCACCTTTTCCAGATACTTTATAATCAAATCGCTTGCGCCTGAGAAACGGCCGCCGGTAATCGTTTTGCCGGTCATACTCTCAGAAAATAGAGACGACCACGTTTCTAGCGGCACTAGGAGGCTACCTTCGGCTACCATCGGTTGTAATCCACTTTTATCGGTTGACTTTGGTTTCGATCCGTTCGTACTCATGTCGTTTCCCTTTGGACGCGTTCTTAAAGAAAGCATCCGCTAACTTGCTTCGTGTTGTTTGTGGCAGCGCAATGCGCCGCGCTGTTAGTGGCTCTGCCCGCGCCGGGATGCACAGACCGGCATACTCATCTACGCGAGGCACGTTCCAGTATGATTCGCCGTACTGCTGTTCACCGAATAGCCAGTTAAGAATTGAGTTAATCATTTCAATACCGGCCGCCGGTAGATAGTGTGAGCCGGAAATGTGGGATCGGATGCTTTTTTGCCAATACTATGTTTTGCAACCGGTTTCCATTTTGCTTCATCATGGAATGAGCGACTCGCATCTGCCTCATCCCCATCTTTTATTATTTCACCGTTTATAAGCAATCTGTATTCCATTCGTTTCGTCTCCTTGCCCCCCTACCGGGATCCCGCCTAGCCTAGCCTAGCCTAGCCTAACTAGGCTAGGCGTTTTGGGGGGCATGTGCGCCGGTAGGGGGGTGGTTAGC